CATACCACTCGCCGACCGCATTCCCCAGCGCAGTTTCCGACGCTCTCACGGCCCGCCACTCGTCCACCGTCGGCGCCACATACGGCTCGCAGAACCCGTCGTGCCCGTCGTCGAGCACGCAGACGAAGCCGGTAAAGTGGCCGGGCGTCTTCGCGCCCTGACATCGGGGTTTCATCGGCGCCTCGCGAGGTGCTCGGCCGCGCGCATGGCGGCGGCGCGGGAGGGGAATTGCGCGAATTTGTAGTGATAGCCGCCGATGTCCCAACTGACGAGTTCCCACCCGCCGCAGGGCAGCGAAGCCACTCGCGGCGAGTGCTCGACGCGACGGAGGAACCATCCGCCGTAGAAGTTGGTCCACCGCTTCGCCCGGCCGCGCCGGGTGTTTCGCTTGTTCTTCACGGCGTCTCCTTGTACAGAACGAGCCCTTGCGCGTCCGTGACATACCCTGCGGCGTCGAGCGCGGCGCGCACAAAGTCCGGCAACCTTGCCGACTGCGCGTGCCCGCTGCACCACTCGACCACGACGTCGAGCAACATCCCGCGGCGAGTGGCCGGGGTGTAGACGTCGGCGCCAACCGTGCGATACCGCGGCCCGTGCTTTACCTCCGACTTGTACTCGCTCAGCGGCACGCCGGCCTTGCGCAGAATCGCGCGGATGCCGCGGACGGTGGGGATTCGGCGCTTCACGGCGTCTCCTTTTCGGGGACGAGGCGGGTGAAGGGAAAGCACCGCAGGTCTTCGTCAAGACGCATCAGCGTGCTGCCGGATGCGCACTCGTCGCTTTCGTGTGAATACGGGCCAGTGATTTTTCTTGCGGCCAGCACCATCACCCAGATGTCCCCCTCGGCGTCGACAAGCACATCGCCGAGCTTCGCGTCCTGAATCTTCATGCCGCATTCTCTTCCGCGCGCTCATCGCGCGCCACCGTGCCCACGTAGGGCCGGCCTGTGATTGCTCCCACGCACACGCCGCGACCGACCGGCCACCGCGATTGCTCGCGCGCCTCGGCCGCCATCCTTGCCCGGGGCGCGGATGAACTGCCGCGCAGCTCGTAGCGCGCACGCTCACGTCGCGTCTCGACCATCGACGCGACACCGGGCGAATACGCCGGGCGCGGCTTTTCCACGCCCACGGACGCGTAAACGGCAGCCTCCATGAACGACTGCCGCGAACCCGGGATGGCCGTGTCGATGGCGACAAGCCACGCAATCGGGAACGACACCGACAGGTCGTTCGTTCCGCCCTCGCGCGTCCGAGCCTTTCGCGCGTCCGATTCGGGGGCAGCCGGAAGAGTGGCGCCGGTTCGGGCCTGATACGCCTCAGCGACCGTGCGGCGAATCAGCGTGGACGCCGCAAGGCCGAGTGCCTCGGCGGCAGCGATGACCAGCGCCCGAGCCTTGCCGAGTTGCAGCTTGACCGGGCTCATACTCCCGGCGTCGGCGTTGTCCTTGGCGGCCTGTTCGCGTCGGCGCAGATGCTCCGACGTCCGCATCAAGTCGACCGCGGGGCTACCCGCAGCAAGCCACGCAGCAACGGCGGCCATCGCGCGCTTGCGAACGCTCTCCGCGCCGCCGCCGAGCTGGTCCACCCACGGCTTCGGCAGATACAGAAGTACCTGCTTCGGGTCGTCTCCGGTCTTGGCCGAGAACGCGCGGTGTCGGTCGGCGGCCCTTGGCAGCGGCCGCCCGGCCTGCGCCTCGTACCACTCCAGCGCCACTCGGACGCCGGCAGACAGAGCGAGGTCGAGGCGATAGCACGCCTCCATCAATTGCCGAAGCCTCGCCTTGCTCGGGCTGAGTCGGACTTGCATGTGTCACCCCTGCCCGCCAGCGCGGGCGAATCCGTTGCCGAGCGCCGCAACCTGCCGCGCTCGTTTCCTCTCGACCAGCCGCGCACGGTCGGCGCGCACGGCCTCTTCGTCTTCCGGCCGGGGCTTGGTGTATTCCGCCCCGGGCCGCTCGCCATCTCTTCCCAAATGGTCGCACAAGCCGCGCAACACGTCAAGCGCGCGACTATTAAGCGTCAACAAAATTGAACCGGACTTCCCGCGCTTCGCCGAGCGCATGACCAGCCCGCGGCGGTCGAGACTGGAGAGCGCGCGGAACAAACTGCTTCGGTTCACGTCGAGTTCCTCAGACAACTCGCGCGCCGTCCCGCCGATGTGCCCCGCGGGCACGACAGCGCGGAGGATGGCGCGCTCGAGGTCCGTCAAGCGGGCGTGTTCGAGCAGGGTGGCAAGGTCAGACACCGGGCGCCGCCTCCAACGCGGCGAGCAGGGCGGCGAGTTCAGTTTCGCCGGTGAAGATTCGCCCGTTCGCCTCGCCACAAGCCCACCGCAGCGAAAGCCCGAGCCGACTGTTGCCCCAGAGCCCGCAGTGCGGCATGCCCCACGCCCGCCGCACGACCTCCAGCAGCCCGGCGCGCGTCAGGGCGTCGGAGAGGTCGGGGGACCAGCCCATCAAGCTTCTCCATGGCCCGCGTGGCACGGGCCCGCTGACGGCGTCGAACTTCCACCCGAAGATTTCACATTGGGACAGAAGCCGGCGGCGCCACATCAGCGGGCGCGATGAATCGCATGCAACCATACCCTCAAGCCACACCCACCCCTTGCACGCCACGAACCGGCGCGCGAGCTCCATCTGTTCCGCGTTCATGCTGCCCCCTGTGCCCGGCGCAACCCGGCGCACTGAATCTCGACGGCCTCGGCGTTCAACTTCGTAAGCTCGGCTTGCGCCGCATTCACGCCGTCGAAATCGCGCTGATGGTACGCGGCCAGAAGTTCGCGGCTCATGTGCACGCGCTGCCGCTGATTCTCGCGCAACGCCGCGTTCGTCTCGTCGTCGAACGGCAGTTCAGAATCCATCCCGGTCCCTCCATGTGTTGCGGGCGGCGTCGAACACGCAGAGCGCGGTTCCGAGCGGCCCGAGTCGGTTCTTGCGGACGATGATTTCAGCGTGATTCGGGTCCGACACGTCGTCCCCGTTCAGCGCGGGGCGGTAGAGCATCATGACCACGGACGCGTTGTGCTCGGCGCGGCTCGACTCGCGGAGGTCGGCGCTGATGGGCCGCTTATCCGACCGCTGCCCGCCTGCCCGATTGAGCTGCGCGCCGACGATGACCGCGATGCGATGGCGCTTGGCTAGTTCGAGCAAGCCGTCCGCGACCTCGGCAACCTCCTGCTCCCGGTTGCCGTGGCGACCGTTCGCGCGCAGGAGCTGCAGGTAGTCGACGACAAGGACGCCGATGCGCTCCGGGTTGCGTTTGATGTGCCGGCGCACCTCGCGGTCGAGCAGGCCGATGGTCAGGGCCGGCGCGTCGAGGATGGAGAGCGGCCACTCGGCGATGCGGTGCGTGCTCCCCACGACCTGCGACGTCTCACCCCGGTCGAGGTCGAGCTTCTCCAGCTTCCGGCCGTCGACACGGGCCACGTTGCACACGATGCGCTGCGCGATGGCCTCCGCAGGGACCTCGGCGGTAGCGTAGAGGGTCGCGGCGCCGCCGATTGCGGCCTGCACCGCGGCGAACGTGAGAAAGCCGGTTTTGCCGTGCCCCGACGCGCCGCCGACCAGGTACATGTGACCCGGCCGGTAGCCGTCGACCAGCGCGTCGAGCTTATCGAGCCCCGTGCGCACGTACTGCCGTTCAATCGGCGTCGTCTGCCGGGCCTTGAAGTCCGCGAGCATGAGCTTGACTGCGCCCGAGATTCGAATCGACGTTGCCCCGCTCGCCTTGTCGCCGACAGCAAGCAGCCCTTCGACGATGCCGTCTGCGACATGTGCCGCGGCGTCGGTGTCGTCGCCGGCAGACTGGCAGGCAGCGAGGCCCGCGCGGCAGGCTTCTTCGATGCCGCGGAGGCGGGCCGCGGTGCGCACCCGCTTCGCATGGTGGGCGACGTCGCGGGCCGACGGTGCGTTTGTCTCGAGGTCCACGAGCCACTGAAGCGCGTCGGCGTCGAGCGCAGACCCGCCGGACTCGCGATTCCAGGCCGCCCCGCCCATGGTCGTGGCCACGGTCACGACGTCCACGGGGTCGCCTCGGTGCACGAGCTGCACCATGGCCTTGAACGCCGACGCGGCCCGGGCGTTGGCGAAGTCCTCCGGTCCGCAGTTGTCGGACGCCGTGTCGATGGCCTCCGCGCCGCCTGCGAGACAGCAAGCGATGGTTTGGACCTCGGCGAGCTCGGTTCGGTTCAGTTTCATCCCAGAATCTCCGCAAACGCCGCGGCCGTCTCCTCGGCCGTTAGAGGCCGCCTTGTCGGCTCCTGCGGCGTGGACATGGGTTGCGCCGCTTTCGCGCCTCCTGCGGCCTGCTGGGGCCGTTTCTGGTACTCTTCCGGGGATGCCCGCTGCATCCATCGCCCAGCGGAGATGATGATCTTGCCCATGGGCATGAACTGGCCAGCCGCGGATTGCTTGGCCTGTCGCAACCCGTATTCGATTCGAGGGAGCGAGTAGCCGGCTTGGAGCCAGGATTCGAGCGTGTAGACCTCTGGGCAGACGCCGAGAATGGAGAACGCGGCGCGGGCAATCGGGAGGATTGCGTCATGCGCCGGGTGATTCTGGATCTTCGTCTGCACTTCGTCCTTGGTGGCCTCGGCCACGTCCGGCGCCGGTGTTTCAACCGCACGCACGCGCGTAACCTCCACCTCATCACCGTCTCTCTTCTCTGCTCTGCTCTGCTCTGCTCTACCGTTACCGCCGTTACCTAACGTTAGTAACGGTCGGTAACTGTTACCGGGCGTTACCGCTTCCTTCGATTGCTCCTGCGCGCGCTTCCGCTCCTTGAATCGCCTCTGCCTCTCCGCGTTCGTAGGGTCGCCGACGTGGCGCTCCCACTCTGGACAGGCCCACCCGCAATCCGTCGAGACGAGCAACCCGGCCGACTTTAGGCGCTCAATCATCCCGGCCGCATCGGCTTCGCTGAACACCTCATCGTGGTCGTCCGCAGCTCGCCACGGGTCGAGGTCCGCGTCGGTCGCGAACCCATCACCGTCCTTGAGTCGGCAGAGCACCCACGGCCATATTGCTCGAGCGCGGGCCTTGCGCAATCGGGCGTCGGCGTGGGTGTCCTGATAGAGCTTCAGCCAATACGACACGACGACCCCACGCTAAAAACGTTCCCGGCTTCCCGCACGCGGCCGGGGCGCGCCATATCGCCGACGCCGAGAGAATTCCCGGCCTTGTCGGTGCGGTACCGCCCGTGATTTTGACGGGCAGGGCGGATTCAGGGCTTCGACTTGAACCACTGCCAGAGGGTCAACGGGTCGAGCCCGAGCGCCTCGGCCAGCTTCTTGTTCATCTCGACGCGCGGCACGGCCTTTCTCCCGATCCACCGGCTGAGGTTCTCCGGCTTGGTCCCGACTTCACTCGCGAACCCGGCCTTGTTCCTGCCGTGCTCGGCGCACCAACGTTCAATGTTTTCGTTCAGCATGTCGCAAAGCTATCGGCGCCGATTCAAAAGGTCAAGCCAAAAAAAGACGAACGAAAAGCGAAGAAATAGTTGCACCCGGAACCGGCCCGGCGTACCTTCATCCCACAACCGGCGCACAGGACGCCCACTGCAAAGGAGAAGAAGATGGACCGAGACGAAACCACCGTGAAGCTGGAACGCCGGATTCGCCGGCTGACGCGGGTCAACCGTGCGCTCGTCGCCCAGCGTGACCGGGCCGTGCGCGATGCCAACCGGGCCGCGGTCGAGCTCGACGACGTGCGAGAGTTCATGGACCACCCGGGCCTCTGCCCGCACTGCCGGCGTGCGCTCAAGGCTGCCGCTCGGCTGGAGTTGGCGGCATGAACACGACCGACATCATGGACGCAGACCTGCGCGACGCCATCCAGCGCGCCATCGCCGCAGCCGCCGCCGGCGACCACTACGTCGCCGCTCTGGCGCTGAACAACGCCACTCAGAGGGCCTACGCCATCGCCTACTCGGCCAACTTCGCCGCCGGCATGGACGCGGGTGAGCGCATCTACAAACGGCCCTCCGCGTTCGAGGAGATGATGGCATGAGCGCGCGCACCCTCGAAAGCACCAAGGCCGGCCGCATCGTGGCGAACGTGCCCTATGCGGTGTACGCCGCGGGCGCCGGGCAGAACGTGAGCCCGCTCAAAGGGTTTGCGCGCTCGGCCTTGCACTTCAAGCACGGCCGCGAGAACAGGAGCGAGTCCGATGCGCTGACCTTGGGCACGGCGGCCCACTGCGCGACCCTGGAGCCGCACCGCTTCGGCACCGACTTCGCCGTGTGGGACCGCCGCAAAGAGAACGGTGACATGGCCGCGCGAACCGGCCCGAAGTGGGAAGAGTTCAAGGCGGCGAACGTCGGCCGCGAGCTCATCACGGAAGACCAGCGCGACGCCGCGCTGGCCATCGCCGCGGCCGTCCGCGCCTGCCCCGAGGCGATGGTGTACCTGCGCCATGGTCACGCGGAGGTGTCGATGGCATGGCACGACGCGGAGACGGGAACGGCGTGCAAGGGCCGCGTCGATTGGCTGACCACCGTCAACGGAGTCGACGTGCTCGTGGGCCTGAAGACCACCCGCGACATCCGACTCCGCAAGTTCGCCGCGCAGGCTGCGGACCTTTCCTACCACTGGCAGTGGGCCTATTATCCGGACGGGTTCGAGCGAATCACGGGCCGCAAACCGCGCGAAGTGGAAATCGTGGTCGAGTCCGCCGCGCCCCACGCGGTCGCCGTGTACCGCATTCCCGAGCACGTCCTCGAGCGCGGGCGACAGGAGTACCGCGACGCGCTGGAGCAACTCGCCCGGTGCGAGGCGTCGGGCGTGTGGCCGGGGCCGGTCGTGGGCGAAGTGGAGTTCGATTTGCCGGCGTGGGCCTACCCCGCCGACGAGATGACCATCGAAGACGCAGGAGACGAAACGTGAGCAACGACAGCGACGACATCACCCCCCTCCTGGCCGCGAAGAGCGACCAGCTCAACGCCGACGACTTGATTGCCGGCCCCATCACCGTCCGCGTCGTGTCGGCGCGAATCACGGGCGGCATGGAGCAGCCGGTCACGGTCGAGCTTGATGGCGGCCACCGCCCGTGGAAGCCGTGCAAGACGACGATGCGCGTGCTGGCCGCGCTGTGGGGTTCCGCCCCGTCCGCGTGGGCCGGGCGCCTCGTCCGCCTGTACCGCGACCCGACCGTCAAGTACGGCGGCGTCGAGGTCGGCGGCATCCGCATCTCCGGCATGTCCCACATCGACGGGCCGAAGAAAATCACCCTCGCCGCGTCGAAGAAGTCGAAGGTGGAGCACCGCATCGACGTGCTCAAGGCCGAGCAGCCCAAGCAGACCCCGCGCGCCGTGCAGCAGGACGACGCGCCGGCGCCGGGTGCGGACGACTTCCGCGCCAGCGTGCGGCTGTACCTGCGCGAGATCGGCGCCGACATGCGCCTGCGCGGACACCCGCCGGTCGCCTCGAGCCTGGCCGAACTGGAGAACCCGTCGTGCGTGCTGACGCGCACGAACGCCACCGCGGTGGACACCGTGCTGGCCCGCCAGCGCCGCGGCCAGCGCGTGCACCTCGTCGGCGGTGGCAGCGAGGTGGTGGCGTTCGCCAAGGCAGCGCAGCAGCTCATGGCGGGCGACACCACGTGGCACCCCGAGCTGGCGTGCTTCACCTCGTGGGGCGAGGTGCAGGAGTACGTGGAGCAGGACCCTCAAGGCTCCGAGCTGGCGCTGCTGGTGCGCCTGGTGGACGAGTACGGCGTGGACACCATCATGCGGGCGCTCAACGTGATGGTGCCCGAAGAGGTCGCAGACGTGGTGGTGTCCACGGGGCACAAGGCCAAGGGCCGCGAGTGGCCGACGGTGCAACTGGCGGACGACTTCCCCGACCCGCGTGACTCGTTCGCCGCCATGCTCGAGCCCGACTGGTCGGTGGCCGAACTGCGACTGATCTACGTCGCGGTCACGCGGGCCCGCGAGGTGCTGGACGTGACCCGCTGCGGCGTGTTCGAGCAGACCGTACCGGTGAAGGTGCAGGACTAGCGATGGACGCTGTGAACTGCTGGAGCCCGCCGGGCACCACGATCCACGCTTCGCCGGTGCCGCCGAACCCGCACGGGCGCGGCGACACCTACGTGGCGCTCTGCGGCGCCCTGGTGCGCAACATCTCGAGCGTGGCGTGGCGGGTCGGCGCCGACCGGTGCCCGCTCTGCACAGCACAGGTGCTGCGAGTCCAGACCCTCATGGCACTGCGAGGGTACGACCAAGTGGAGTTCGACCTGTGACGGCCGAGACGATCACGCTGCGCGACTACCAGGAGGACGCGCTGCGCCGCTCGAGCGAAGCCGAACAGCGCGGCGTCCGCCGACAGCTGCTCGTGGCGGCCACCGGGCTCGGCAAAACCGTGATGTTCGTCGTG